GGCAGGGTGCGGCCTGCTCATGAGCTCCGTCGGGCAGGAGGCGGCCTGCTCATGAGCTCCGTCGGGCAGGATGCGGCCTGCTCATGAGCTCCGTCGGGCAGGATGCGGCCTGCTCATGAGCTCCGTCGGGCAGTAAACCGCATAAAAACGCAACAATTATGCAGGAAATATACGGGTATTTGTCTTCAACTTTACCCCACCGCTCATTTTTCCAAAAAATCAAAACAAAACTTCTACCATTTTTCTACATCTTAATGTACACTAAGCACTGGGGTTGGTTTGTTCCGGCCTTTATTCTTCAACATGAAAGCAGGAAGCAATGAGTACAGAGGCATCAGATTCCGCCACCGCCAGTCCTTCCCCGATTTCACCGCATGAGCCGATTGTGGAGACGGCGACGGGGTCTAGGGGGATTCGGACACCGGAGCCACCGGCTGGTTATCGGTGGCTGATTCCGGGGGAGGACAAGATTGAGGCGACGGACATGACGTGGACTGGCCTCTCGATGGTGGATGGCGTGGCAACGAGGACATTGGAGCCGGTTTTTCACGCTCAGGCCGGGGCTAAATGTTATGTCTTTAACACATATTTGCGGCGGATCACTGTTGATGGCATGGGAGAGGACAGTGGCGAAGAGATTTTGATTCGTGAACTGAAGATTCGTTTGCAGAGCCAGACTCTGTCTCTCACGAAGCTGGCTCATTGGATGGAGATGGAGGAGATCAGGACTAGTTCAAAGGACTATTCCTCGGCACTGGTGATTTTGAATTCGATCCTCGATGCAAAGGACACGACGGCCAATGAGTAATCCGATTTTTACGCAGGAGGTGATGCACCTTGCGCATGAGATTTTGCAGCGGTACGAGGCAAAAAAACCGAAAACCGGCAAGGTGTTGACGAAATCTGGCCGAGTGCTGGCATCATCGATCATTGAGTTTTGTCAGATGGCGATACAGCGTCGATGGATTGGGTGGACGACTGACATTCAGTCGATTCCGATGACGGACTGTGAGTACGCAGTGGACTGGGACCGGATCTCTCGGGATCAGGAGCGAGCGGCGGCGCGTCGTCGGATGAAGGGTGAGGACGGGCGGGTGGCGTGTCCAGTGGGGCGTTTAGAGTTGAACAAGGTGGGTCGAGCGACTTTGAACTTGGGAAGTAGACCACGCAGTTCTGGCACGGCTCGCAGGGTGAATTCAAGTTTCAACAATTTCTCAAATCAGAACCAGAAGAAGTGAAACCATGAGTAGTAAAATGGCAAATTTTGCACAGTCACTGATTGCTGACCGAGAACTGCTGATTGCTGACCGGGATCGGTGGAAAGCATTGGTAGACCATCTTGAGCAAAAGTTGAGGGAATCTCAGGCAGCGGAGAAGAATTGTGACCGTCTGTTAGCTCCATCAGTGTTCAGTAATCCGCCTGATTTGGTTGCCAAGGCACTTGCGAACGGGAAGCCGGACACTTCTGCAAACCTGCAGTTAATCGTTGATGCTCTATGTGCTGTTGTTGACACCGGAAGGCCGATTAGCAAGACGGAATCTGTTTTAAAGTCGGATTCTTTGGCTTGCAGTCTTGCCGAGGCTGGTCTGAAAATGACGGCGATGTTATTGCGTAAGAACCGGGATTATGGTGGTTCGGCATACAAAAAGCCGGTGCTGGCTGCTGGGCTGTCGCCACTTGAGGCGATGTTGTGCCGGTTGTCTGACAAGGTGGCGAGGCTGAGTCGTCTGCTGTCTGGAGAAAAGGCGGCGGTCGAGTCGGAGTCGGTGGCTGACACGTTGATGGATCAGGCTGGTTACTGCATTCTGATCTGGAACTGGGTCACGCAATACATTGATGGGACATTGGATCTGGAGAAGACGCTGGAGCAGAAAAGCAAAGCGGCAGACAGTTGCAAAGCGGCAGACGATGCTTCAGGGGAGTTTACGCACCGTTCGTATCGAATTCGATACAATCCGCCTCCCGTCCCGTTTAGAGGATTTGACTGGGAATGGTGCCACATCGATTACGATGGACCAGAGGATAACAGAATCGGCAGGTCTTGCAGCTTGGAAGCTGCAAAAGAAGCAATTGACGATTTGGATGAATTTCACCCTGAAGGATAAAAACTATGAAAGTCTTAGAAAACACATTGGCAGTAGAGGTTGATCGATGGGATGATCCGGGTGATTACCCAAACAGCATAGCCTCTTCTCCATTACCAAGCTACGATTACGTTACAGGTCTGGAAGGTTACGTCAAGGTAAAACTTGACGTGGACGAACTTGACCTCAAGGACAGTGAACTGATTGACGTTTTGAAGGAAACAGGCGACTTGGACATTCCCTCGGGCATCGAAGTGACTGAATGGTCACTTACCCGACACGGGGAAGAAGTCGTTTTTGTGGCAGAGGACATCGATTGATTAACTACATTGGGCATCAGTCATGCTGCCTGAAGGGCTGCTGATGCAGGTGTCACCGAAGCAGTATCAGTTGCTGACCTGCCCCGCCGACTGGGTTTTGTTTGGCGGGGCAGCCGGTGGCGGCAAGTCTTATGGGCTAATGCTGGACATGCTGAGGCATGTGCAGGGGCCGCACACGCAGTCGCAGTATCGTGGTGCGATGTTCAGGCGGACGTATCCGCAATTGTCGCAGCCGAAGGGGCTGCTGGACACGACAAAAACGCTGTTTGGTGAGTGTGGGGCGAAGTTCAACCACACCAGAAGCGAACATTTGTTTCCGTCAGGGGCCAAAATCAGCCTGTTGACGCTGGAAAACGAGAAAAAAATCGAGGGATACCTCGGGGCGCAGTTCGATCAGTTGTGTATCGACGAAGCGAACCAGTTCAGTCAGAAAAACGTGTTGTTTTTGTGGGGTCGGTGTCGATCGGCGTGCGGGATCAGGCCGACATTGAGGATGAGTTCGAATCCGGATCATGATTCGTGGCTATTTTCGGTGGTGCAGTGGTATTTGGACGCAAGCGGGTATCCGGACCCGGCAAAATCCGGGAAAATCCGTCATTTCCGGGTGATTGACGAGCGTTTTGAGTGGTTTGACGCTCCGCAGGTCGATCCGAAGTCGGGCAAAATCGTTTCGAACAGTTTCAGTTTCATTCCGTCGAAGTTGTCGGACAATGAGTTTTTGATGCGGTCTGACCCGGAGTATGAGCAGCGGTTGTTGCAGCTGAGTGAGCAGGAGCGGGAGAGGTTCCTTGACGGCTGCTGGTTTGCGTCGAGCAAGACCGATACGGAGTGGAGCCGCGATTGTTTTTTTGATGTGATGGTGACTGAGGACGAATGGCCAACTCCGGAGCATCAGGCAGATTCGGTGCGGATGTTTGCGGTGGACCCTAGTAAGGGAAGAAAGACCAAGCAGGGGGACTTTAGCGCAATTACATGTTTGATGCAGATGTCTCCTAAGGGAGGCGGGTTAAAATATGTCGATTGTGACATGCAACGCAGGCCCCCCGGTCAGATTGTGGAGGATTTGTTTCAGTTCTGTGAGAGTCCGCTGCATCCGGTGACTTCGGGAGATTTAGTGGGGATTGAATCGACGGCTTTTCAGGAAGTGTTGCAGTCATTGGTGTACAAGTATGCTGCTGAGAATCCGGGGTACAGACTGAGCCGGTATTTGACGGCGGGCGGGTTTCTTGTGCCGATTCAGGACCACCTGAAGAAGGAGATCCGGATCAGGCGACTGGACGACCCGATCCGGAAGCGGCAGTTTCGGTTTCTGCGGAATCCCGGTACGACGCTGCTGGTGAGTCAGCTGAGGCAGTTCGACGGGGTGGATCGCGTGGGCCAGCATGACGACGGTCCGGACAGTCTGGACATGTGTCAGCAGTTGCCGCTGCAGTTGCAGCGGTGGTTCGATGAACAGAGAAAGCGGTGAGTCGCCGTGAGGATTCTGGTCAGCGGAGCGACGGCTACGGTCCGTGAGTTGGCGGCGGTGTATCCGGATCATCTCGGAGTCCTGCAGACGCCCCACAATGGCAACAGGCTATGCAGTCTGCCACTGCCATGGGCGTGCGACAACGCGGCGTTCTCTCGCCCCGATGACGACAAGTTCTGGCGATTCTGTATCGATGCGTGGGGCATGGACAGGCACAGTCCGCCGCTGTGGGTGGCGGTGCCGGATGTTGTCGCGAGCCATGCAGAGACGCTGAGGCTGTTCGGCTGGTGGCGGGATTACTGGCAGAGCGAGCTGGGGCAGATCCCGTTTCCGCTGGCGTTCGTGCTGCAGGATGGCTGCAGCGCACCAGAAGTCCCGTGGGATGAAATCGCGGCGGTTTTCGTCGGCGGGTCGACCAAATTCAAGCTCCGGCACAGCGAGCCGCTGATCCGGGAGGCTCAGGCCAAACAGAAACTCGTTCACATCGGGAGGGTCAACACCCTTCAAAGACTCAGATTTGCCCACGACGTGGGAGCCGATACAGTGGACGGGACGGCGTTCAGCATGTTCCCGCGAGTCAAAATCCCGTGGGCCGTGAAATATCTGCAGTCGCTGAAGAAAAGCCGGACGCTGTTTTAGTCTCGATTATTCCGTGGAAACCATCCAATGACGAAAACCTGTCCCTCCTGTAGCCCACCTGACTGGGCGACGAACGCGTCAGAGACAAAATCGTGGGTCTGTCTACAGGGTCAGCATCTGCGGTGGCACTGGCGACTGTGGGGCGGTGCGATCTGGTGTGTGGACGCCGGTCCGGCTCGGTCCTGTTACGATAATTGGCGAGAATCTGCAAAAATGTTCGTCACTTCTGCACTGGAAGGGGTAGTTCTACAGATAGGTGATTGAGTGCCACAAATCCTGTGGAATTCGCGCGCAAAGGTGTGTTTTTACGGTATATGTAACCTCGGGAGGGTGAATTATGGTGAAGTTGCCTGATTTGCGTGAACACGAAGTGGATGTTCTGAAAGAGATTGTGACTCAGATGGACCAGACTGGCGTCGAGTTCACGAACAGCCAGATCGACCTGAAAAGCCTGTACAAACGACTGAATCGGCTGCACAAGAGCAAGGACCAGTATGTCCGGTACATTGCTCAACTGGCGGCACTTGGCGATGCGGTATCAGCCTCCATTGACATGCGTCAGACCTGTTTGGCAAAGGCACACCGGCTGCATCAGGCAATTCTGTCGGATGTGGAGTGGGAAGCAGAGCAGATTGTGAAGTTCAAGACGTTCGTTCAGTTGCCGGCTGGTGAAATGGACGAAGAAGAAGAAACGGTGGCGGTAGAGATCGAGCAGATGGAGGGCCGCCGGGGACTGACGGACACTCGGTGGCGGTCCGGCTACCGGATCCGGGTGGTGCTGTTGTTTAGTGAACAGCATCCTGCGCCGGAACTGGAGTGGAAGATCGAACATGATCAGATGGATTTTGATCAGGTTCTGGTGCAGTCAGTGCAATCAGCGAGGAAATGGCTGCGGAATCGAGCCAAACGGAGACGCGACAGAGATGCCTGATTTTCCACAGCAGCCTGTGACCTGTTATTCTGAGCATTGCGGGAATGATGTTGCGGTGCTTAGAGAGGGGTTATGGTATGTCGAGATTATCCAGAACACGTCTTGGATCTGTGGGTAGCTTGCGTGGTGCGTCTACGCGAGATGAATTTGATTTGCCGCTCGATCTAACGACGGAACTGAAATCGAGCATGGAGCAGTTGTCGATCGCGATGTCTCGGGCTGCCCAATCAATCCTCGAGGACTTGGGGACCAGTTGTGGCGGATTGGCGTCTGGGGGGCTTGATGACCGGGACGTGTACGGGTCTGAAGATCCGTTTGAGAACGCCACGGTGGAAACGGTGCGGGACCTGATTGATCTGGGGAACCAACGATGGCGGACACCGTGGGGCGACAATGCGGCGACGAACCGGGCGTACTACAACGTGGACCGGGGCCACAAATATGTGGTGAAGCCTCAGCCGGATTCCGGGGCTGGTGCGGATGCCGTCCGGCGTGTTCAGCGGTGGCTTGATCAGTGGTGCGTTGACACAGGTTGGCAGGAGCGTCAATCCGAGGTGTCGATCCGGCTGGACCGGCACGGGGAGGTGTTCGATCTGCTGGTGTACGAGCCGTCAGGGATGCTGAGGCTGGGGTATGCGGAGCCTCAGGATTTGGAGGAGGACCCAAACAGTCAGTACCACTCGGCAGAAGATGGCAAAGAGTTTTGGGACTATTTAGGTGTTCGTCGAACAAATGACGTTCTGTTCCGGAAAACAGCGTATTTTGTGGACGGGACTGGTGACTCCAATGGCGTGTGGATAGGTGATTTGAACTATTACAAGGCTCCGGACCCATTTGCATTGGGCAATTTCGAGGCAAACAGCGCAGGGCTCAGGACGCTGATAAATTGCCGCCGACGGAATGTGTTGTCGAGCGATCCACGGGGGCTGACGTTGTATTATCCGGTGCGGGATGAACTGGCGTGGGCAAAGCTATTGCTTAGTAACTTGATGCGTGTAAGTAGCTTTCAGGCAGCTTTTGGTGCGATTCGAGTTGTAAATTCTGCACATGGTGCAGACGCAGTCCGGCAATACGCCAGTTCGTCACAGGGGGGGGCGGTTGGCGAGACTCCTGATAAGATGAATTTTCCAAGTCCAGCGGTGGTGACGACTCCAAGCACGGTGAAGTATGAATTCCCTGACACAGGGGCAGGAAACAGCAACCACATCGAAGTGCTGACAGAGTTGCTGCGGGCATGCAGCAGCGGGATGAAACTCCCAGAATTTATGTTGACGGCCAATGTGAGTCAGGGGAACTTTGCCAGCACTCTGGTGAGCGAGGGTCCGTTTCACAAATCAATCCAAAAAATGCAGTATCAGTTGATTCAGGAGGATCTGCAGATTATCCGTCAGGCAATGATTTGGGCGGCTCGCAGCGGGAATTTTGAAATTTCTGAGTCAGATGTGCGATCGGTGATGGTGCATGTGAAACCACCGACAGTACAGACTAGAAACCGCAAAGAGGACTGGGATATTAGTTTTGAAGCGTGGAAATCTGGCAGAATTAGCGGTGCAACCCTAAACGCCACTCAGGGTTGGGACTACGAAGAGGAGCAGGAAAAGATTCGGCAGGAGCAGGAAAGCGAGCCCGGTCCTCCACTGGCCGAGCATCCGCAGCAGCCTCAGGTTCCGGGGCCTGAGCCGACCCGTCAGAGCGGCGGGATTCGGGAGCCCGGCGTGATGAACGGGGATCCGGCTCAGGGGCAGCGAGCAAGCCGACAGTAGAACGAGTTTTGGAAAACAGGTTGCGTTGCTTGTATAACACTGCGAGGGAGGTGGCGTATGTGTGCGTGCAACAAGGGACGGCGGAAACCCAAGCCGCCAGCGACTCCACCAGCTGGGGAGGCAAAATGAGCATTGAAGTCAATGAACACGAAGTGTGCGATGCGGTGGAAGCGGTTGACGCTGAAGCCGGTATCGTACGCGGAGTGAAGTTGCTGGGGCTTCGCAGCGGGAACCGGAATCCTGACGGCAGTGTTGGGCGGGTTTATGACACTGTAGGGGTTCAGGAGTCTGCGGCGAAGCTGTTTCCCGGCGCGAGAGTGTACATTGACCATCCGGAGAATCCGGGGGCGACTCGGAGGTATGCGGATGCATTTGGTGTGGTGGAAAATCACAGGTATGTTCCCGGCAAGGGGCATTTTGGGGATTTGCGATACAACACCAGCCATCGACTGGCGGCTCAGTTTGCTGAGGATGTGAAAAAGTTCCCTCGGGGGCTTGGGTTTTCAATTAACGCTGCAATTAAGCCAGCAAAAAGCAAGGCTGCAGACGGTTCGCTGGTGGTGGAAAGTCTTGAGTTTTTGCGAAGTGTGGACGTTGTGACCAGGCCGGCAACGGCTGTAGGTGTTTTTGAGCATACAGACCCGGCGGAAGCCGTGGCAGAAGGAGGACCGCAGGTGGACGTAAAACAACTCGAAACAATGCTGGAGACCATGAAGGTTGAGCAGGCGAAAACCAGCCAGGCTCTGGAGGCTGCGATGGCCGAAAATACACGACTGAAGGCTGATGCCGAGCAGGCAAAGATTGCCCAGCAGGTGACTGAGTCCTTTGGTAAGCTGTTGTCTGGCGGCGTGTTTGAGAGCGTGGACGACGCAAAGAAAACCGTGGCAGGCAAGTTTCGGCAGGATGCGATTGAGTGTGCGTGCCAGATGTCAGGTGATTTGCGGATGAAGTTCGAGCAGATGCTGAAGGATGCAGGACCGCTTTTCGTCGATGACGAAACTGATATTACGGCTGGTGCTGACGATGAAAAGCCAGCATTTGGCAACCGGGATGCTTCGGAGGGCGACGGGGACGGCGACGACGATGGCTGGAAGGCTCCGGCGATTGGGAAGCGGGCTGCTGGTGGTTATTCGGGGCTCCGGGTGAGCCTTGGCATGAAAAAGTGATCTGACCGACCGGGGGTTCCGGTTGTTGTGATTGGTGATCTCCGAGTCTGAGGAGTGTAAAGATGCCGCAATGTCTGGATAATATGTATCAGCAGGGGTATTACGGGGTTGATGTCGATGTCGAGTCGATGGCTATTCCGAATCCTGCTGTGGATGTCTGCCCTGGGGATTTTCTAGTGGCTGACACGTCACTCGCTGGAGTGACCGAAGCTAAATTGCTGAGTGCCTACACATGGGACACCAATTTGGCGACCACTCGGACTGCAGCTAAGGCAGCTTTCCGTGGCGTGAGTGCTGGTGAGTACGGGACAGAGGACTGCATTGAACAGCAGGACTGTCTGCCGTACTGGCGGTACAACAGGGGTAACGGTTGGATGCGATCGTACTTGATTGTCGATGATTCTGGTGCGGCAGCCCCGACTACTTGGCATGCAGGTCAGTTGTTTACGTTTGCGAAGAACCCAAGCAGTAATGCTTTGGTAGACAGCAAGATCGTAAAGACCTCGGATGCGACTGTGGCGGTGTTTCGGGCTCCGAACGCCAGCGGGACTGAAGACCAGACCCGTGCTTACGTTGAATTTTACTGATCCGTTGGGTGTTTTGGGGCTTTACTTTTGTAGGGTGAACTACACCCAGTGGGGAGATTGAAATGCCGAATCGCAGAGTGACACAGAGAGTTCTGTCCGACTATCAGAAGTACGGTGGCAGGGTTCTTTCCGACCTTGATGAGATGCTTGAGTCTGGCGAAATGAAGGGTGCGGACCTTGATATCCCCACCATTCTGGAGCATGACTTTGGGCCAAATTGGCGTGGGAAGATCACTAACGGTGATCAGGAAGTTGTCGAGCAGACGATTACCAGCGGAACATTTAACAAAATGATTCCGAGGATTATTCGGACAACTCTGGCTGAACAGCCGAAAGAGCAATACTTGTTGCTCAATCGAGTGTTTCGCGAGACAAAGGGTGAGTGCGAGGATGGCTTTGAGGACCATGGAGTTTTCAGCGATCCACAGGTGGAAGACCTGTGCGAATTGCAGAAAGCTCCGCAGTTCGGCGTGGCAACGGATTTTATGACTCACCCCAAAGGCAAGATGCGGGGTCTGGGTCTGTCGTTCACTCGCGAAGCTCTTTGTCGCGATCCCGCCGGGTTCATTGCACAGCAAGTGCCAAAGATTGCGGACGCCCACAACAACCGCATCGAGGACCTGCTGCTGGACCTGTTCATTGGCTACACGAACACCTACAACCGCAGTGGTACGGATTACAACACCTACTATGCGGCTGATGGCAGCAGCACTCCTTTTGACAGTGGTGCTGGTGGTCCGTGGATCAACGCCCAGGCCAATGACTTCGTGTGCCCTTCCGACCTCGAGTTGATCCTGCAGTTGTTTGACGGTTTCCGAGACATGGTCCATGGCCGTCCGATCCCGGTCCCAAGTCAGGGGCTGACGGTCGTAACAAGCAAAAAGCAGGCGCGGTATATCAACCGTAAGCTTGCTGCAAGTCAGGTTGAGGAAGACGTGACCTGCAACAGCGGTCAAACTGTGAAGTATGTGCTGACTGGTGCGCAGGCAAACCAAATGGACTTTGGCGAGATTCTGGGCTACCAGCGATTTGTTGACCGAATCGTTCTGCGGTATGGTATTTCGGTTGCCGAAGCCGAAGGCTGGTGGTGGGTTGGTTCGATCAATGAGTTCCTGAGCTGGGTGACGAACATCGCCCCGTCAGTGACTCGGTGTCCGCTGGGTGCTGAAGAGTGCCAGCGGCGGATCGTGGCAAACTACAGCAGCCTGAGCAAGGGTTACGGTTATGTCCGGAACCCGTATCGGGCACTGATGCTGACACCTCCCGTGGACACCTGATCTGGTGTTCGGATAAAGCGTTCCCTCCCGAACGCGGACACGGTGTCGGAAACGGTGCCGTGTCCTTTTTTTGTTTGGAGTGTGGAATGCAGAACGGTAAAATTTGGGTTGCTCGAGTTCGTGGTGGTCCGACAAAGGTGTTGATTGCCGACAAGCCAGTCAATCGCCGCGAGGTTGAGAAGAAGTACATGGACAGTTTTGCCCATAATGCGTGCCGAGCCTTGAGTTCAGGGGACGATGACGCTTGGGTGCAGATGGATGTAGTAACTGAAGAAGAACTGACGACAAAGTATAGTCAGTTGTTGGTGGAGCATCCTGCGATAGGGCGGCCACTAGCTTTGATTCGCATACAGAACGGGGAATCCGATGGCATGCCTAACGTGCGAAGAACTCGACGCTCGGATTTGCAGTCTGGCGGAGGAGTTGGCGACGGCGAGCCAATGTCTGGGGGGGGTGACGGTCGAAGCCGGCGTCGAGTTCGACAACAGCGGTCAGCTGAAAGCGAAGCAGGCGGCGTTGAAGACGTATCAGGACCTGTGGACAGCTAAACGGTGCGGAGAGGCCAATGAGGGGCAACTCTACGAGTTCACGGCGGTGGCGTGCGTGACTCCGGGCAGTTGCCGGACGACGGGGTGTCGGGGCAGTCGCCAGAGTCTCAGGGGGTCTCGGAGATATCGTCGATGAGCAGCGGCACGGATCAGGCGTGTTGTGCAGACTTGACCTGCCAATGTGAGCATTGGCTGAGTCGATTTTGTGACTACGAAGCAGTGACTCATAGTTACTGCGGCGTGGAAACAGAATTTGAGTCAGCACGGTCTGTGGCAATGCCGACAGAGTCAATTCGGCCAGAAATGGGTGTAGAGCAGGCAGACCGTCTGTGGTTTGTGTCGCGTGCTGAACACGATGTGGAGAGTGGTGTTGGTGCTACGATTACGGCCTCGGACGGTTCTGTTTGGCAGGTCTACAATTCTGCTTATGTGAAAACATACTGCCTCTGGAAACTTTGGGGGCGGAATGTCGCAAAGTGTTTTGCACTGTTAGATCCGGTCGAGATCTGGCAGGTAGATCGATGTGAAGCAGAGTGTGCCGACGGTCGCGAGGAAAAACTGGTCGCGAGGGTTCGGGCGTCGATCGTCTCCGCAGGTGGCCGTCAGCAGATCAGGAATGACTCAGATGACATGGTGGTCGGTTACACAGCCAGGTTGGAATCGTGGCCAAAAAAGGCGGGCGAGCATCCGCAGCCGAATCACCAGCTGCGGGTGAAGGGTGTCGAGTACCGGGTGTTGAGTTTTGAGGATGGCGGGCGGTTTGTGCCGTTCACGATGTCGCTGGAGAAGGTTCAGTGATTACCGTCAGGATCGAAGACAACATTGACGCGGTGATGGACGAACTGCGGGACCGTGTCTGGCTGCTGCTCAACAGTGTGGCCAGTGAACTGGTCGAGGTGTACAAGAACGACTCGACAGGGCTCGGGCGAATTCAGTCGTTTCTGACGGAGGAGGGTCCGCCTCACAGTGCGCCGGGCGAGGTGCCGCACTACTACAACGGCCCTCGCCCCGGTGGCTATTCTTCGCCGGCTCCCGGCAGTGCAAAAAACAACGCACCGGGGAGCGGGTTTGCGGTGGATCAGGAAGCTCCGCTGTTTGAATTCATTGATTACACGATTACTGAACGCGGCTCTGGCACGATGCCGGAAGCTGGTGTAGGATTCAACCTGCAGACAAGTGACTCTGGGGCTCCGGCTCACGTCGTGAACCGCCAGAAGAATTATCTAATTGGCTGGGATATTGGTATTGGTGCGGCGGCATCCGGTGGTTCTCGAAGAACTCCAGGCCCTGGTGAGGTGATTGACCGAAAAACTGGTCAAATACGGAAACGAAGGACCAATGCGGGACGACCAAGGACATCTGCACCGAAGTCCACCGGCGGAGGCGGGAAAAGACCGTGGGTTCGTCCGCTGTACGATCAAGGTGTCCCACGATTGAAAGCTGCAATTTTGAGGACACTTAGTCAAATAAATCAGCCATTTGACCTGTTTTGACTTCGGGATGATTACTTATGATGAATCAGTATTTGGTCTACGGCTTGGGACCAGCAATTTATGTCGAGGCTGTGTCTCCCGAGGTTGCTGAGGCGATTGTGATTGCATCGGTGACGCCGCATCCGGATGTTTCGCTGTTGCTGACTCGGAGGGTTTACGAGGTGCCGTGTGCCTGATTGCTGCATCGAGGAAGCGTGGCTGCAGGCTCTGCGGGGCCTGAACTGCACTCCGATCCCGGAAAAGTCTCACTTTGCGGAGATTAGGACGGGTTCGGAAACGACTCCGTATGTGGTAGTAAATGTTGCCACGGTGTCGGGACTGCGAACATCGGACGGTGTTCAACTGGGCTACAGTGTCCGAATTGCGGGATACTTTGACAAGGACGCTGTGGCTGCGAAGCGGGAGTGGGCCGAACTGCTGATGACATATTTGACTGGTTCACGATGCTTGAGTCTTGGGAATTGTGGCTGTTTCTGTGTAACATCACTGGGAATCCTGCAAAGCACAGTTTCTCAGCAGTTGCTACAGGTTTCAATTGGTCTTACGGGTCGATACATGTCTGCCGGCGGATCTGAATCCGGCACTTGATGGGAGCTTAATTATGCCATTTTCTGCCGGTGAACTGTGTTGCGCAATGGATGCCTGTGTGTTGATTGACACTTCAAGCACCACGCCAGCGGCTTGGGATAAAATCCCGCATGTGACTGAAATCAGTTTCAATCTGCAGGCAAACACACCGAAACTTGTGACCAGCAGCACTGGAGGCCAGGAAACCAGCCTTTGCGGTACGCTGACTCAGTCTGGAACGCTGTCAGTTGCATGCCATAAGGGTACTGCCCCTGGCTTCCTGTTCCCGAATCAGGTTTACCATATTGCATGGTCAAGTGACTGTACGGTTCTTTGGAATTTCGTAAATTGCACTGTTAAGAATACTTTTGACGGCGACTACTTTGAAGCGTACATTCGCATTACGGCTTTGCCTGTGTCCTATAACATTTCAGGCAATCAGGCCACTGTGTACCAGTATGGCTTCGACATCGTGAGTTGGGTTCTGGGCCCTGATTCAAATATGGCTACACCAAAAGCCAACGTCACCGAAGGTTTTGTTTGCTGATCTAACGAGGGGGATGAACAATGCAGACAGTTTCTGTTGGCGAACAGGAACTGCTGATCAAGCCGGCACGTCTGATCAATTACGTCGAGAAAGTGAACTACATCCTTTCTCGGCGTCCGGGCGTGTGGGATTTGCTGAAGCAGTTGCCGAAGACGTTTCAGTCGGACACTTATCAGTCGTTCGTCCGTGAGGCGATGACCGTGGTGCATTCCACGGGGGCCACCGTATCCATTCAGGAAGAAGTCGATTTCGACAACAGCCTGCTTGGTTTTTACTGGACTATTTGGCGGTGCATGCCGTCTGAGCAGAAATCCAGTGTCGCGAAGAAGAAGACGTTTTTTGAGTCTGAGCAAAAAACGGCAGACATAGACCCGTCGATCGCTGGGATTCAGCGAGCGAAGGATCTGTGGGAGTTGGCGACGGACGATGAGAAACGGCAGATCCGACTGGCACTGATGGCAGCTGAGGCGAAGCCAAAAAACTCCGATGGCCCGCCGTCGAGCGAGACGACAGCGGGCCCGGAAAATCCGGTCTCTCAATGAAAATGAAGACGGCAGTCGGTGAGCCGGAAGGTGAGAAGGTCTCGTACTGCCGCTACATGTCTTTGGCTCTGGCCGTATGTGAAAAGAGGCATGTTTCGTTAGACTCTGCGCTGCAGATGACGCTGATTGAGGCGTACCAGGCACTGGGAGCAGAGGTCTATGTCTAGTGGTGGCGGCCCAACATTGATGGACGTGTTCGTCGGCGTGAAGCCCGACCCACAGTTCATGCAGCAGATTGAATCGAACTTTGGCGAAGCGAGAAACAAAATCCGCCAGATGTTTGAGGGCATCCAGACGGACGCCGGGCAGGCTGCTGCAAATGCGATGGTTTCGAGACTGCAGGAGATCAATCGACTGCTGCAGGACATGGAGGCTCGGGCCGATCGTCTGAGGCAGGATATCGGCAGGACTGATGGTGGCGGTGGCGGCCCTCGCAGAAGGCAGCGTGGCGGTGGCGGCGGCGGCGGTGGCACTGGCGGTGGTGGCACTGGCGGTGGTGGCGCTGGCGGTGGTGGCGCTGGCGAAGAACCGCCAGACGATCTGGCTCAGCGGCTGCGGGTGGCCACGGATGAGTTTAACCGCCTGAGGCGAGCAACTGAGCCGCGGCTGAGGCTGGTTGGCGATGACGATCTAAACCGTCGCCTTCAGAATCTCGTTTCGAATGTTCAGGAGGCTCAGGCTGCATTCCGGCTTCGCGATGTCCCAGAAAGCCAGTTTTTTGATCGTGGCGAGCAGCAGATCGAGCGGGTGATTGCTGCCACTCGCAGACTGCGAACAGGGTTGCGCCCGGCTCTTGAGACGCGAGCCACTGAGGCTGGTTTGTTGCCGGCAGATGCGGCGAACAGAGCGGATATTTCACGGACAGTCAAGCAGCAGTTTCGTGAGATCAGGCAGGAGTCCGGTCGGCTGCGAAACGAGTTCGAGGGGATCGCTCAGGCTGCTTCAAGACTGGGCCCGCAGGATATTGCGCTGAAGGAGCGATTGGGGGTTGCAAGATCACAGTTCAAGGTTTTGCAGCAGGAACTGAAGGATGCGATCGCAAACGGCAGTCTGCAGGGGGCTCAGCAGGCTCGAGACAATATCCGATCGTTCCTGAGCGGGAATGTACAGGCGGTTGGTTCATCCCCTGCAACGCCCGGATCATTCATTGGCGGATTGGGCGCTGAGATCACGGGAGCAGCCTCAGGCCGGACTCAAAGGCAGCAGGCGCTCACTGGTATCGGGGATCTGGAGGCACAGTTTGAGGAACTGCGATCTCTGGGCAGTAAGTTTGCGCAGTTGTCGAGCACTTCAAAACTGAACATTGAAAATATCCGCCTGGCGTTCGTCGACCTGCGAGCGGAGATTGAGCGAGGAATTGAAGTTGATCCGCTGCGAGTCGGAATGCTGCAGACTCAGATTTCGAATCTGCGAGGTTTAGTAAATCAGCGGATGGAGGCTTTGGTCAACCCGGCAGACGGTGTTGAGTCTGCGATAAATAGGGCACAGAATTTAGTCAATGAATCACAGAACAAGTCAAAACTCAAGGGAGCGCAGGTCTTATCATCACTGGCAGGTGTTAGCGGCGAAGATCGTCAAACATTGCTGAAGATCAAAACACAGCTTGAGGAAGCTATAGCTGAATACAAAGTTGCAAGGCAATCTTTCTTTGATGCTGTAGATGAAGCATCGTCTATTAAGGCTGTTGCGCGAGTAAGAGATACGGCAGCAGAAGTGAACACAATTGCAAGTAATGCCAGCGCCAGAATGGACGAGATCTCACAGAGCAGGCTGAGAAATTTCAACGCCCTGTCCAACAGCGCCTACCAGCTCGGTCAGGCGTTCGAGGATGCAGCGATCGGATATCAGCTAAACGGGCTGGCCGGTGCGCTGCGAGGTGCGGCGAACAACATCTCGTTCGTGGTGAATAATCTTGCGCAGGCTCCAGCGATTCAGGATTCCATTGCGAGGCGGTTCGGCATTGCCGGGGCACTTGGCAGAGACTTGGTTGGAATCACGACTGGTATCGGTGCCGCACTGGCAGTCACGGTGCTGCCACCAACGGTCGAATGGCTGGAATCGCTGAACGACATTGAACTGGAACTTGAGGACATCTCTGAGCGGTACTCTGAGATCGTTGGCAAAACAGAGCGACAGGTGAAGCTGAGCCTGGAGACGCAGCAGTTCACTCGAGGGGTTGCACGCGCTGACAATTTTCGAGCTGTGCTGGATTCGCTGGATGATTTGCGAGAGAAGGCTCAGGATACGCGAATCGAAATTGCAGAGACAGTCGATGGGCTGGCAAACAGCGGCGCGTTTGCAATTCTGAAAACCCAGTTTGATTCGATCAGCAAAGGCATCGACACGGTTATCGAAAAGTACCGCAAACAAGCGGAGTTTTTGCGTCAGCCGAGTCTGATGCCGCTTGGTGCTCCTGATGGTCTTTTCAGTCCAGATAAAGTTCTCCGTGCTCAAGAAAAACCTTTACTTCAGTTTCGGGCAACACGAGATGCTATCGTTTCGCAAATTGAAACGATTCAAAGAAGTAGTAGGGATTTCCCTGTTGCTCCAGAGTCTTTTGATAATGCCAGAAAACTCCTAAATAAGTTGCAGGACGATCTGAAGGCGACGATTGGCAGAGAGGACTTTGCAGACTTTTCAGGGCCAGCAAAGGATGCTGCTGCGCAGCTTGAGGCAAACCTGAAGCCGCTTGACAAGACTCTTGAAGATCTACGCAATCGAGCCGAGGAATTCCGTGAACTCACAACCCGCCGGCTGACTGAGGGCATCGAGGCCGCTTTGCGGCAGACCGAGGTGCTGCAGCAGCGGCAGTTGCTGATTCGTGAGCGACTGAGCGGGCGTGAGATCCCGGGCGGTGAGATGCTGCTGGATGTGGTCGAAATGTCGAGGGCGTATCAGGACCTGATCGACAAGCAGTTGAAGCTCTACGAGCGGGCTGGGATGGCACGGCAGGATATCGAGCGGGTCCGGGCATCGCTGCAGCGGCAGGCCGATCTGGAAGTCGGGAACCAGTCTCTGGAGCAGCAGGCCGACATTCTGGAGCAGATCCGGCAGGCTGAGGAGCGGATTGCGGAACTGCAGGGACGCCGGCGGGACGCGAGATCGCAGAACATCAACTTTGATTCACAAATGACAAAGCTGCAGGAAAACGCGCTTAGTAAGACCGACGACAACACGAAGGCCCTAAAGGACGTGAGGAAGGAACTGCAAAATCTGAATGTTCGTCTGGTGAAATTGCAGGCGTCCGATTTGATCCGGAACCAGCTGAGTTTCCTTCAGGGAGAACTGGGGCAGACATCGGAGGACCCGCGGATCCCGGGGGCTGCTCAGCAGGCGGCCAGAATGCGGGAGCAGATCAACATGACTCGCCAGTTGGAAATGTTCCTGCCGGGATTCAATCCAGTTGTGCCGGGGCGTGGGGCGTTTAGTATGCCGGTGATGGCTCCCGGTATCGGGCCGACAATGGGTATGACTGAACTGGTGCTGCGGAATACTGTGCTGGACGGCTTCAGTATGCTCATGCAGTTTATGACCCAGACTGAGATCGGCCAGAAAATTCTCGGTGTTCAGGAAGCGATCAAACAGAAAGATGAGCGAGCGAGGGTGAACTGATGGGCCAGAACAACATGTGCAACGACTACACGGACTTCGTTGTGTTCGTGGAGGAGACTGGGGTTCTGCCATCGTTTGATGGCAAGTCTTTGGCAACGTCTCGCCGGTTTCTCGTTCCGTGTGCGTTTGCTGAAGAATTTGCACTGCGGATGATCGGCAAGTATTGGAAAGACACCGTTTACACCACGCCTGTGCTGCCCGCAGAGTACCCCTATGATCCATCTGCGCAGACTCAGCCAGTTTCGCGTCAGCTGAAAATGGTTGCAATGCGGTTCCGGCAGGAGCCTGTTGAAAAAGCGTGTTTCAATGTACTCTACCCAGACCCACGCGATCAAGATCATCCGCTGATACAATGCGTGACAGATCCGACCAACGCAGCGCAGATGGAGAAGTATTATCCTGTTGCGTGGCCCGAAGGAGACGAAAACGGGCAGCTTGTTTCCGGTAATTGCGGTTGCATGTGTGCGGTGGTAATTGAGTACGCGAGCCCCCCGTGGCAGTGCATTGGCCCAGTTGCTGACACAGAAGTTCCGCATCTCGAGGAGCTGGAAGACAACACGGCGATCAGTGTCCAGAGGAACCCTGGGTACGAACAGTACACACTTCCAAACAGACATCTGCAATGGGCCATTGATGATCTGCAAAACAAGCAGCTCGACGGAGAAAGCTACGCGACAATCATCGTGCCAACGGCTGACATCGTAGTGCGATGGTACAATGTTCCCGTCAAAAAGTTGTGCGACATCGAAGTGTTGCTGGCCAGCTACCGCGGGCATGTGAACTCGGAATCATTCGACGTTCTGAGCAAATGCCTGTGCGCGACTTCAGAAACCTGCAACTGTGCGTTTGATCCTGAAACTGTGATGTTCATTGAGTGGCAGGAACTGGAGCAGGACCGAACAAGCGGTTTCCACCCTGACATGAACACGACGACTCTTGAACTGCATTACAAACAGAAGCGTATTGTTGTGAAGCCGGAAGAAGGTGAAACACCAGCCATGGTGGTTGGGCATAACCACCTGTTCACAGACAAAACTGTTGATGACTATGCGTGGCAGCGTGTGCTGCGAAAGAAACCTGCCGGGCAAACGGAAAATCTGTATCCCGGAAAAGACTTCAACGACATGTTCAAGGTGCCATAATGCGTCCGTCTGACTGGAAGCGTGGGGACCTGATCAGAACCGACCGGCTGAACGGCGTCACCAGTGAAGCGAGACTGGGCCGCCAGTCGGTTGTGGTGGGATCTGGCACGGCTATTGTTGGCACGAATCATGGCGTTCGTGCGGCTCATTTCCAGAAGCAGGCAATTCATCTTGTTGAGGCGATCGAGGATTTTGCTTCCGGGTACATCACTGACAATTATCTGGCGGCTGACGTAATCCCCAGCGGGAAATGCAGGCTGTTGCAGTTGGAGCTTACGACTGGCACCTATGCAATCGACCCTGCTACTGAACCGTTTGTTGTTTATGATCCGCTGTCAGTGATTGGCGACAGTGACTCGAAGGCAAGTGGTGACAAGTTTTACTGTGTTTGGAACAGAGACAATCAGCGGGCAGAAGTTGTCAGTGGTGGTGGCGGTGGCGCGAAAGCGATTTCTTTTGCGATCGTCTCAACAGACTACAGTAATCGGTCAGCTTTGGTCGAGATTCGCCAGCGGACGTTTTCGGGGCAGGTTTTTGGCTCAATCCTAGACGACACTGTGGTGACAGTCTATGACACGGATGGGTGCTTTCTGAACGAACCGAGTGTCGATTTGACTGGGCGGCTTGGAAAGGCCATGCTGTTCATAGTTGATGGTGAGGCAATCGATGCTCACTTCAAAGACGATGGCGATTATTCACCGAAGAAGTATTGGAACGTGTTCAATCTTTGCTGCCCACACAATGAGTGCGACTGATGGCTGTTCAGAAGGGCCGACAATGTGGAGGCTGCTGTTGCGGCGGATGCTCCTCGCCTCCGCGTGACCTGCGAGGCCCGACTGTTGGTGAACTTCCTCAGTTCTCGATTCAGTCGCTGTGCTGCAGTTGCCTGCCGAACCAGATCTGTGTGCAGATTGTTGAAGATGGGGCCTATGACGAATCGTGGGCCCACATTGAGCGAGCCTGCGATAAGATGCAGCCGGCTGGCGGTGGTCCGCTGCAGTTCTCAGGGAACGTCTGGTATGACGGCGAACTGCATTTGTTTAACTTGTATCTCGAATTGAGGCCGGACGGAAACAGCCAGGTTTGCTGGGTGTTGTGGGAAATCGATTCGCTGGGCTGGTCTGGCGAGAAACTGATCAATCACAACCTGCTGACGACATCCTACGATTGCGATTTGCGGATGAAGTCTGAGGACTGTGCCACCTTTGGCGGCGAGTGGCAGGTGACTGAAGCAATCACGCTCATAATCTCGACTCCAGAAACTGTTGATTTGGCGGAGGCCGTCGAGTGTGGTGGTTGCGGTTGCGTGTGTGACTGTATTTGCCTGTCGATCTGGTCACGGGATGCGGCTGAGACGATCGAGTTCACGGGCCAGAATGCGATTGTGTGTGCGCAAATCGATGATGGGATGCGACAGATCTGCGCGGCTGGCGATCCGCTGAAGCTAGGCGGATTTGTGTTTTGGGAGCTGGATGGATGGCAACTGCGGATTAACGGTGGAACGATGGTCCCGCCTGACAGCTTTACGCTGATTGCTGGAACCAGCACTCTTGCCTGCAATTTGCAGGACACTCTGACAGTGATCGACGAGTGGGAACATTTGATTGACGCGACCGCAGGCGGTGCAGCGGAGGTTGAGTATCAATGGGATATTGACGATCGCATGGCTCGCAGACTGCAGTGGGCCGGGATCTCAAATGGCAACCTATCAAAAACTGAATTCTTTGGTTGGAACTGGGCTACGAGTCAATGGGATTTGTTTGGCGAGATCGAAGGGCGTCAGTCCGGCCAGATTGAGCGTACATTCCGGCAAGATCTTTCTGATGACTTTACTGGCACCGGCGCGAATCTTGGCATAGTGAAGGTGAAGATCAAGTCCAGAACGGCACAGAGGCTGAGGAACGATCAGTTGCTTCTGCAGACAACAAGATGCTGTGAGATTGAACTGATACCACCATATTATGTTGTTCCTTCATCACCTCTTGAAAAGTTGAATCTGGCTCAGGTTGGGCAGTGTCCATCACCACACAAATTTTGGAATTTTACAGACACGTCAGGGATTGACTGGACGGTCGCCTTTGAGTGTTTGTGGTGTGGAGGGCGGTGTGGAACATCAATTACATCCTGCTGCCCGAGGCCGATTCCAGCAGTAGTGTTTGCTGAGATTCTGATTGACTGCCCGCCGTGCGGGGCAGGATTGACTGTTCCACTGCAGAACATCAGTCCTTCAATTTGGGAGGGTGTTGGATTGCATTGCGGGAGTCCGTTGTCTGTTCGGTTTTCCTGCTCTGGATCCTCTTGGTATATTGAAGTTGAAGGAGCCGGGGCTTGCAGTTTCCGTGGTTTTGCAACAACGACAGACTGTGATCCTCTGAATGTGACATTCTCAGGCGATTTTTCTGGCGGCTTGGGATGTTGTGGCACTCAGGAAAACGGCCAGAACGGTGCCCCAATTACGATTGTTGTGATTGAATGAACTCACTTTGCGAATGTGCGGCGACTGGTTTTTGCTCAAGACATCAAATGTACAAGGGAGAGCAGCGTTTTGCTCACTGCCGTGGCGTCAGCAAAAGCGCAGACTGTGGACTAGCGTTTTGGAATAAATGGGAGCAGGGCCAACTGGGGGCGACGGCTCCGGCAAATCCCCAACTGAATCCTGCTGGGTTTTGTGATTCACTTTCAGAAGCACCGTATTCCACGATTGGTGATCAGCTCAAAGCAATCATTCAGCGTGAAACGGGAATTGAGATTCCCTGTGAGGCATGCCGACAGAGGATTGCCCGGCTCAATTCCATGAGTCGTGATGAAGCAATGAATTCTGAGACACGACGGCAAATCGTTGATGAGATCTCACAGCAGGCGTCTGCAGGAGTCGGAAACTGGATTCAGCGTTTGGGCATTGCGTTTGACGCGATGGCAGGAACCGGGTTACTGCGATCCAACATTGAGCGATGGTATGACGAAGCCGTGGATGCAGGGACAACAAACGTCAGCAAAACATCGGCGGCTGTTGCCGTAGTGGTGGCAAATAGGAATCAGACGGTTGTGGCTCCGCAGGCTCCCGCATGGGAGCGACCAGCCCGCAGAAAGGCCGGTGCTGAACAGGACAGGCTGCACAGAATTGCGGTGTCATCTGTTCCATTGAAAAGGCAGTGGCAGTGTGAATCTAGACCGAAGGTGAATTTGGTATATCATCTGTGGCCACGGAAAGGATTATGGGAGCGGCATCTTCAAAGATTGCAGCAGTTGATTGCTTTGTGTGATGGCAGGGTGATTGTCGGTATTTCAACAGACGCTGAAACTGACCGATTTGAAGACGTTGCAGCAGCGGTTTGGCCTGCTCAGGATGGAAGAGTTCACTGGTTGCCAAGTGTGAATATTCGGCATAATCAGGGCATCTGGAGTCGCGGGGCGAGGTTTGGCGAGCTTCAGACCGCGATTCCAGCCATGGAGCTGCTCCGCGACCTGCCGGAGGATTCAGTGACTCTCTATGCTCACGGCAAGGGCATGCAAGATCATACCTTTAGGTCAAACGCTGTCAGGGTGTGGACGGACATCATGTACGAGTCGATAATGTTCCCGATCGATAAAACGATTGAAACAATTTCGTCAGGATATGAGTGTGTCGGAAATTTTCGCACGTTCGGTCTGCGTCCGCTAATGTGTTCGTACAAGTGGCACTACGCCGGGACGTTCTACGCTTTTCGTACTCGCGCTTTAGTGAATTCATCCGGCGTGGCTAAATATCAGATGCGATATGGTGGCACGGAAGCGTGGCTGGGAGATCACATTCGACCCTCAATGGCGGCCTGCGAATTTGCCGACAACAGTCCGATCATAAGACAGTACGACGATAATCTGATGACCGAGGTCGCCGGAGATTATCTGCGGTATGAGTCGATGCAGCATGGCAACGGGCCGAAGCTCGAACAGCATCGGAGAGAGTGGGCGTGGTTTCTTCGCCAGGTTTCTGACGTGAAGAGCATGCTCATTATCGGCAGTCGCTTTGGTGGGATGGAACATCATTTGCGAAACGTGTTTGCAGAAATGCGTCTGGTGTCTGTTGATCTCGATCCAGATGCAACAAACAAAACAGACTGCTTAGTGATTGGCGATTCGCATAACTCTGAAATTCAGGATTTGCTTAGGAATCGTGGGCCGTTCGATGCCGTCTTCATTGATGGAGATCACACATACGACGGCGTAAAGCTAGATTTTGAATTTGCCTGCAGCCTAAATCCTCGATATGTTTTTTTGCATGACATCACGAATGACATCTATCATCAGGCGACTGGATGCCAAGTTGAGAGGCTCTGGAAAGAGATTGTTAGCGATGCGGGATCCCTTGGATGGGCAACAGATTCATTTGCTGTCGGCTGCGGGTGGGGAGGGATTGGCAAAGTCATTTTTAGGGCATGAACGGTATCTGCTGCACTATGTGGGCGACAGGCCGGGCGATCTGAGTGTAATTTTTAAGGCAATCAAACTGGAGCCCGTTAAATGATCGGGATTATTGCCACGACGGAGTTCTCAGATCTGCTGGAAATTACACTGCCGTGGAATCTGCAGGTGCTGGAACAGGTGCTGGTGGTCACGCATCCCGAGGATCAGCTGACGATCGATGTGGTGTCGAAGTATCCGCAGTGTGAGTTGCTGCTAACCGAGGTGTTCCGGGAAAACGGCGCGTACTTCAACAAATGGGCTGCGGTCCAGATGGGATGTGATTACGGGATCCGGCATCACAACTGGGCGTGC